TTTTATGGATTGTTATGAAGGATTTTAAGATTGAATGATGACACTTATGAATGATCAAGTTTATAAGAGTTATAGCGAAAAGTTTATTTATATTATTAATTATTTTATTAGAAAAGTTTATACGTTTGATGGAAACGTAATTGAGACGGAAGGATTTCTTTAGCAGAAATGTTAGAGAGATTGCGATGTAGAGATCGCTACCTTAGGTACGGCCATGGAAAACCGTCACACTCTTGGACAAAGAGAATAAAGATTGCCCTCTCTATCCCTAAGAGAGGAACTGTGGTGAACAGTAAAGCCTGTTCGCAGTTGAGGAGAAGTAATAGAGGATTTGACACCCTCTTATTATGGACCATATCGGGCATTGACCTGTAGCATTTATGCGGCGTCAATGATAGGGGAAGACTCCACCGAAGGAGGAAGTAGGAACTTTAAACCACTATTCAAAAACTAGTTTACAGTATCGGCCCTTTAATTAGGAGCGATTTGGACTGTGATATTAGTAGCTGAATTCGTTTTGACCACTGCTCTATTGAAACACCTAGTCTAAGCTGGCAGCCCCCAGCATTCTAGGTTAAGCGTTATTAGAACCAGGAACCGGTAAGTGAATTTATGCAACCTACTAATTTTCGCTTTGCAAGGATACAAGCACGAAAATTGAATAGGATCGGCAAATGGAAGGAAGTTTGTCGTGATGGGGAGGAACGGCCTATTCTTGTCATACGGGGTCAAATGATTGGTATGTCTCTGCTATCTGTTAATAAACAGAAATATTTGGAAGAAAGTATATTTGCAGCAGCCATGGAATATGACAACACAAACGAAGAGCGCCTGGATAAGAGGACCAGGCGTCAACGGAGGAATAAGAAAAAAGACGTTTCATACGCGAAGAGATTTTATGGAATCTCGAAGTATGGTATGGTATGGGAGTTTGGGGAACACATCGATCTTACGGACGAAACTGACGTGGCTCGCCTGCTTGAGTATTACTCAGGCTGGCTTAGAGCCGTCAAGACTCCTACCAACCATTCGGCATATGTACATTTCGTGAAGAAACATGTGTCGAGAAAATTACACAGGCGAGTAATGATCCAATTACTAGCCACAAAAGGTCACACGATTGCAAAGGACTTTAATAAAGTTCTTAATGAAGGATATACGCAAGACGACTTCAATAATCGACCTTTAACAGCTCAGACCTATGAGCTATATGCCTTTGGGGTAATGGCAACCATTTTTTGCTTGATGTGGATGTTCTATCGAGTAGAAATCAAACCCCAGGTCAATCAACTGTTGGACAACGTCAAGAAAGTAACAGAAACAGTTGAAACCACAGCACAGAGAGTTACTACCGTGCTAGAAGATCAAATCGGTCCCGCTGCCGAACAAACCGGAAAGACGTTCGGTTTTGTTTCGGATATAACAGATGGAATAAAGAAAGTGTGGGACTGGGCGAAGGAAAAACTAACAGAATTAGTTGATGCTTTTAAAGCTACCAGCCCGTTAATGAAGGGATTCATAACAGGGTTGTTGTCTGTTGTAGTTTGCATCATGGCAATAGAGTATGCCAGATTTTTCTTTCCCTCTGAACTTAAGTCAATAAGGACCTATCTTATGACTCAGTTTAATTTCGGCTCTGATGAGCTGAAAGCACAGATGGGAAATGGAGAAGATGATGAAGATCTTGAGGAGGAACACAGGTGGAAGAATCCATTGTACTATGTAATGGAAATGTTACGTATTGGGTTCGCAAAGGTAACTAAGAAGAAATTTTGGGACGTAGTAGACGCTGTCCCTAAGATCACTCGCCTGGCACAGTCTCTTGAGTGGATTTTTGAGCATATGAAAGATTTAATTAATTGGCTCATAGAGATGTGGACTGGAGAATACCGAGGAAGGAACAAGCTTGAGCGAGAAATACTTGCATTTGGAGAGAATGTAGATAAGTATACCACGCTTGTGAGTTCTACGGTAGCGGAGGAGGTGTTCTCGGTCGAGACTAGAACACTGGATTTACAGCTCGCACAGGAGAAGAAGCGCTTGGAATTTGGAATTCAGAGAAAGAAAGAGATGCGCAATTATTTTGCTGTGCTCTTTGCGCGCAAATGTGAAGCCTTATTGAAACATCAAATTATATTAAAGAGGAAAACACATTGTGCTGCAAAACGACCGGAACCAGTATGGTTCAATATCTTTGGCTTGCCCAAGGCTGGCAAATCGTATTCTGCTGAGCAAATTTTTATTGATACTGCCAGGTATCTTAAGAATTATGCTCCCGATATATTCGATCACGATTTCGATTTTAGTCAGCTCTATGTGATGAATCAGATGGATGAGTACCATGATAATTACAACTGTGAACTCTTTTGTTTTATTGATGATATGTTCGCAAGTACAGATAATGATAAGAGACGAGTGTTTGCGGCCTCGATGCTAACTCTAGTATCGAGTGCTCCCTTTCCACTTCTGGCAGCAGATCCAGATAAGAAAGGAAAGATGTATTTTAAGAGTAGAGCCATTTTGTCAACTACGAATGTCATGGGAAATGACTTTTCAGGAGAGAACCTGGGATTAGCTGATGTTAGAGCATTTTCGTCAAGGATAACTATCTCGGCAGAACTTAAGGATGGGAAGTATTATCTAGATCCAGATTACGTTTCCAGCTTTGGTGATGTTCTTACGCATCAGCAGGTTGTTCAGATCTTTGGTGAGGCTATTATTGCAAAGGAGCGAAGCAAGCAAGTTGAAAAAGTACCGGAGGATATTCCTCGCTTTAATGGTTATTACTCTGGAGGAAGGCTCGTTCTTGATAGTCCTATGCTCAGTGATGACAAAGATAAAGGAAAGGACAAGCTCGTGGCCCAAATGAAGTCAGGAGATAGCGATGAGGAGCCGGAAGATGATTTCGAAGAAGATTGGGATTTGGAAGAACAGTGTTATCATCTCGATTGTATTGGAGATTATCAAAGGAGACGTGATTTCAATTTCTGGGCTCACGCACGCGGTATCGGAGACAATCATAGATTATGGCCAGAGAGTGGCTATGTGAGTTGGATTTTGTGGGAATACCACCATGATATCCGTGTGACTCGCTCTGCTCGTGTGTACCAGACAGGAATGGACCATCATGATCAAGATTGGGCCCAGAAGGAAGCAGATGTATTAGCGTGGTTTGACTACGTTATTAGCATTTGGGAGGATTTCAGGAAAATAGCTTGGACAAAGTCCTTTGAGAACTATTATAGATTCCGCCAAGCTAAGGACAAATGGATGCGTTCTGCAATCCACGACCACCTCACGCGTGAAGGAGATGAGAATTTTTATGCTCAGATGAGGAGGTCAGATAATGGAGCGAGTTCGAGCAGACCAAGAGATGAGGAGGAAATGCCTATTCAATGGAATGAGAGTATTGCGAGACCACGCAGACCTATAGGACCAGCAAGGAGACTGTCCGGAGAGCTCACCCGTGAAGCAAGAGTTTATGGAGCGCAAGCAATTATAGATCATGCTGGTGAAGAATCTGTTGATGCTTTCGGTGCAGAAGGAATAGATCGAGAGTATCTTGATGAAGCAGTTGCTGTGGATCCGGCAGTTCGTATACGAGCCCAGAGAAGGGAAGTTCTTCGAGCAGCATTTGACACTTTTCCAGTTGAGACTGCACTGAGTAAGTACGATGCCACCATAATTCCCCGATTGATAGCTCCGGAAGTTTTAGCCGCTAGTATTAAAGTCAATAAAGATAAAGGCATATATATGGCATTGGCTACGGGATTGCTATGGCTCAAGAGAGAGGAGTATGAAGACATAGAACAGAAGTGGTGTGAATCTACTGTTGCTGATAACAAGGTAACAGATTACGTCTTCTTGTATTGGATGCAGAAGATGGCACTACGAGGACCCTATTGGCAGAAATACGTTAATGCTGTTAATGAGAATTATACAGGCTTGACTCTTGTCCAATCAAAAGCCATTGTTAAGTCGTCCGGAGAGAAGTATTCATGTCTTGGATATTTGCTCACTTTTATCGGTCACTTCGCATTGGGGTATGTTGCAGTTAAGTTACTTTTACGAGCGATAATGCCTGCTCCTGCTCATTATGATACGAAGGCTCAAGCTGCCTATGATATAGGAGCAGGCAAAGAGCGTGGAACGCGGAATGTGAAGAGAGAGAAAGACTCTAAAGGAACGCGTAGGAGAATTGAACAAGTTTTCCATCCAGTTGCTCAAGGAGGAGAAGATTTTGTGCAACACAGTTATGCGGCTATAGCACAGAATTCAGACATACTGGAAGTTCGAATAGCTCCAGAAGGAATGTCAACAGAAGCCGTCAAAGCTCTAAAACCAGTATCCCAATGCTGGGTTTTGTTTGTATTCGAGAACTATGCTCTAGTTCCATTACATCTCCTCTTTGCCAATTATGGCGTGGAGGGGGAGCGATACCTAAGTCTAGCACAGCACCAGGATTGGATTCTTAAGGTGCGAGACTTGGATGTATGTGTACCCGTTCGAAGTGACGTTGGCCTCGTGCATTTTCCCGAGATGGGAATGAAACCTAATATATTGAAATGGTTTGCCGATGCTATGCCGTCATGGGGAAAGTATGAGCACGTAATGGGTCTCCCCAAGAAAGCAGGAAGTGTATATGTTCACACTGCGCTTGGGTGGGATGCCAAGACAAAGAAGACTTTAGTTGAGCAAGAGGAAGGAGTAGAGCCCTATGATTTTGAAACTTCTTTGCTTTTCTATGGAGTCCCCAACAAGCCCGGATTTTGTGGGTCGGTTTACTGTCACAAGAAGTCTGGGAAGATTGTTGGAATGCATATGGGAGGAGTTGAAGCCACTGATACTACTTCAGCTGTTTCGCTGTTCAAGAGTGATCTGTTACCTTTTGAAGCGAAATACTGTAAGTATAATATCGGAGCGCCAATGCGTGTGGAATTCCTTGAAGCACAGTGTATGAGAGGATTAACTGTACTAGGAAAAGTACCACGTCATTTTGCGACATGGCTTCCGACGGAGACGAGCCTGCGAGAGTCAATTTTGGATTACCGCAGTTTTCCAATCCCGGAAACAAATGATATGCCTGCCATGCTTAAACCGCATGGAGACATTTCGCCGCTGGGTAATGCGTTTGCGAAGTTCGAGAAAGTGCGAATGTCACATAAATTACCCCCGCCGCCAAAGAATCTTATGGATTTTTTGCCTAAGTCTTTTGACCCCTCAGAAGTCAAAAGGATCAATATTTGGGAAGCGGTGCATGGAAATGGACGTCTGAAGCAAATGAAGATGTCTACGAGCCCTGGCTACTTCTATAAGAAGTTGGGGTTCAATACGAGGAGGGAACTTTTCTTTGACAAAAAGGGTGACCCTATGATACACCCTCTTGTTGAGAGAAGAGTAAATGACTATTATCGGCGTATGGACGCGGGAGAGACGATCCCATGTATGTATGAAGCGTATTTAAAAGATGAAATACGCGACGCCGAAAGAGTTAAAGCAGGAAAGACTCGCCTCTATTATTCCGGAGATCTCGACACTTTGATAGTGTCTCGAATGGAGTTAGGAATGTTTATAGAGGAAGCTATGAAGGATCCGTCAGGAAGTCCGATTGCCTTAGGGATCAATGTGCACTCAAGAGATTGGGAGCGCTTGTATTCCCGCATGAAGGGATTGGAAGAGGAGATGAGATCGCTTGGAGCAGGAGATTTTGAGTCCTTTGATATTACAATTAAGCTGTACTTTGCTTTTTTGTTTATCAGAATGGCCGGCTATCACCACGAAAGACCAGACTATGTTGGTAAGATCGTGGTTGGGATGGTTGTTGGATGGATTGTTTGTGGATGTTTGGTATTCCAGTTCATTGGTACGCACAGTGGACATTTGATAACTGGAATATTTAACTCTTTTTCAAACTGGTGCGGGCATAAAGTTTGCTTTTGCTCGCTACATCCGGAAGATGATTGGGTAGTTGTTGAAACAGCGTTTGTTGGGGACGACTCGCTGTTTACAGTACCCGCGAAGTATGGCGACTTTAATATGGCTTACATACAGCAATATTTTAAGCGTCACTTCGGAATGACCTATACCTCACCTCATAAGACGGGAGAGATGAGTGTAACCTGGGAGAACGTTACCTTTCTGAAAAGAAGGTTCGTACCAGGACCGCTGGGAGTTATGGCACCTTTGAAGGAGACCTCGATCGCGAATTCGATCAAGTGGTGTAATAAGGATGCAACTCTCGATGATCTCGGCATGACTTGCCGAAGCGCACTTAACGATGCCTACCATCACGGTGAGCGACTATATCGCCGTATATGGGAATGGACACGTAAAGAACAGCGTCGGTTAGGGGTGAAATGGGACTTGCCAGAATGGGAGTCCATGCGCGAACAGAGACGCGCAGATTACGCCCTGTAATCTAACCCCCACCTGAGATGTGGCTAAACTCACTCCGTCCTTCGACGTTAAATGGCGCTTAGAATTGAGCGTGGCACAGCAATCAATCACCCCGTTCCTTTATTGGAAACGGGTTCACTTTTGGCCATCCTGCAGTTCCGGGGATCGCTAGTTTAAATGGGACTATGGAAATTAAGACTACAGCAACACAAGGCGTTCAGAGCAGCGCCCCGCAGGAGTTATCAGCTCCGGCGACCACAAGTGATTTTAATACACCGACCATGACGTTCGGAGAGGTGGGAGATACCATCCAGTCCGACGTCAGAGGATACGACACAAAAATGCATGGGGTTGGCAGTTTCAAGAACATTGAAGTACTGTCTCGCATGCGCCAATTGTCGTCCGGAACATGGACGACATCTGAAGCTCCACAAACAACCACGTTCTCTGTGGATGTTGTGAAGGCCCTATGCGGCGTCTCTCAGAACGCCGCCATACTAAATCAGTTCAACTTTTTTCGAGCTGGCATTGAAGTAACCGTACGATTAAACACGAATCAATTCTATTACGGAGCACTTATGGCTAGCCTGAGTCCAATGGGCACTGGACAAAGAATGGACGAGCGGGCAGTTCTATCGCCCGTTAGAATTTCGGCTCAAAGTTCCGAAGCCGTTGTTCTTAAACATAAATATTGCTATCCTTTTCCATGGATGTCAGTCGTTGGTGCCAACGCGAGTTGGTATCCGATATCCTTGTTTTTGGATGTGCTTGCCCCTTTGACGCAAGCCCAAGCAAATATGCCCAGCTCTGTTTCAATACAAGTCTGGGCACGCTTTACCGACATCGAATTGTCTTATCCTGTAACGCTCTCGGAAACGAGGACGACTGGGTTGTTGATACACAACCCACCTGTTTTGGCTATTAAAGGAAAGAAGCCGAAGCAGGAAGATGATGACTTTCAGTTGATCGCCCAGGCGGGTATCCCGCCTGAGAATAAGTATCCTGCCAAGCCTGACGAGAAGTTCGTTAATGATACTAAAGGAAAAGGTATCACTGGCATGAAGACTATTGATAAAGCAATCAAAGCCGTTGAGTCCATCTCTATTGGAGATGTAGTACGTGGAGCGATCGAAGTTGGAAGCGCGATCGCAGACATAGCGGGCCCGATTTTGTCAGCGGGTTTCTTTTTACTTGACAAACCAGATCATACGGTTACGCCTAACCCAATGATTTTGGAAGGATCATCTGATCTCTTTGTATCAGACATCCCAGATTCCAATGTCAATGTAGCCTTGTATAAGGATCGCTACATTGACCCATCACCGGGGAGAATGCCGATGTCGGAAAACTGGACTCTCAGTAAGTACGCACAGATACCTGGCATTCGACAAAATATTTTGCAGTATACGGCGCAGAATCAATCGAATCAGACCTTTTTGATTCAACTGCACCCTAATAACGCGACGATGAAGATACCTCTTGACTATGCATTTATATGTTCACATCAATGGAGAGGATCGATAAAGGTAGTTTTGTTCTTTTTTACTTCTTCCTTTATTTCCGCACGTTTTACTGCTCAAATGAACAACGCCATTAACTATGGCGCAACACCCCCAACAGAACCGGACAACGGTATGACACGCATCATTGATGTCAAAGGTGACACAGTTGATGCATTTGTAATTCCGTGGTTAGATGACCAGTGGTGGAGTACAAGGGCTTATCCAGCCCTGACTCTAACATGTACGTCCGAGATTGCTTCTACTGATACGGCTCAAGATCCGACTATCTATGTTTCTATGTGGGTAGCGGGTGGCGATGATATTCAGTTTGCCTGGCCGCGAATACCGAATTATCCAACGGATTGGAATTCGCTCGCGGCGGCTAAGCAATTGCCCTCTATTATTAAGGGCAAAAAGCCGAAATTGCCTGAAGGTAAGGGCAAGGAACGGCTTAAGGCGCAAGGCTCAATAGGCGAAGTTTTTAAGGGAGACTTCGCGCCCTTCGTAGAGAACCTTTTCTACGATATTGACCAAGGAAAGTGTGTTACGGATCAGTTGTGTGCAATGACTGATATCGCCAAACGATACACTCCCTTCCCTACAAATCCAGCAACTAATGTTGTTTTGCAAGCCGGAGTAGGTTCTAACCAATTGGATGATTGGTATAATAATCAGGACACTTCAGGCACTGGAGGAGCTTCTTCCCAGGAATATTACAACTACTGGCAGTGGCGCAATACGCTTTTTGGAGCGATGCGTTCTGCATTTCTGTTTCGAGCTGGTGGCTACCGATTCAGATATTACGGCGCGCCTGGTTCGCGCGACGTATGGAGCGTGGGATCCGATGGGACCCAAGCAACCATTTACCTGACACCGTATGACGGAATCACACGTCTTACGGTGCCTCAGATGACACAAAACCCGTATGGGGCGTTGAATTATTTCTCGGCGATCTTGCCGACTACTTGTACAACGACTCCTACGCTCGACGCAACGCATTTACAGTTTATTGCAGCGCGAGATGATGTCCAATTTGGATATCCAATCCTGCCTACGGGATTGGCTATTCCCGTTGGCTCGACCGATACGTAATTAGTATTGTCCGTGGTTCGATTCCACCGGTCCGATGAATACGTGGCACCGTAGCTTCATCATTGTTTTCCGCACAGGCGTGGGCGTGCCAATACTAGATAGGATGTGGGTGGGTTAGCATAATTTTTTGCACCCTTGTCCCCCCTCTTTTGAGGGCCTAACTGAC